ATCTACTTCCGGTCTACCTATATGGATCGGCCCTAGAGATCGTAGATCTATAGTGGCTGGATCACATAAAGTGATTAGGATGTATCTTTCTTTATTTAATGTATATCGAGTAATCTCGATGCCATGTAAATTAAAATTGGATACTATAGTAGATGAGTACTCTGGAGATTTATTATATTTAAATGTGCTTGGTCACTGAATGGAGAAGAATTCTCGTTCAGTTATTAAAGGATCATTTAATATAAATAGTCTTTCAAGTAACAAATTTTGGTTTCTTGAGACAGCATCCCCAACTCATAAGAAATCTTGAGTTGGATTAGTGATGGATGCTATAGCTATCGGAAATAATGAGATTCTTTATTCTCACTTTAGACAATATTGTCTAGCAACGAATTCTAGTCTTATTAATACTATTGATAAGATTAATTCTTGCTTTAAGTTTGATAAGAAAATGACAGGTGAACAATTATCTACATTCTTTTATAGAACGTTTAGTAATTGCAAACAAGACATAAACTTATCCTTAGGACAATTATCATCTAAGGAAGAAGCTGCCGGAAAATTGAGAATTTTCGCCATTGTTGATGGTTGAACTCAATCTCTCTTACGCCCACTTCATGATACCTTATTTAGTATTCTTAAAAGAATACCAAATGATGGTACCTTCGATCAGAATTTAGCATTTGAAAGATCATGCCAAAAGGCAACCAAATATGGTTGTTCTTACGGTTATGATTTATCTGCAGCTACAGATCGTTTACCTATAAAATTGCAGGGAGATATCCTTGCATCTTTATTTGGTAAAGAGGTTGCGAAATCTTGAAAGGGCTTATTGGTTGATCGTGATTATATATATAAACATGATATGACTTATAAGCAATCTTTAAGATATAGAGTTGGACAGCCTATGGGAGCATTGTCTTCATGGGCAATGCTGGCAATTACGCATCATTTACTGATGCAATATTGCGCCCACTCCTTGAATCCTGGTCTACTATCTTGAGAAATTCGTTATGAAATTCTTGGGGATGATATTATCATCTTTGATGAATTATTAGCGAATAAGTACCTAGAAGTTATGACTAAGATAGGAGTTCCTATAAATGAGAGTAAATCGGTTGTAGCAAAGCATAAACCAGTAGTGGAGTTCGCAAAACGAACTTGATGAAACAAAGAAGTTTCTCCATTACCGTTTAAGCAATTCCTTAACCAAGATACTTTTAAAGGACGTATTTCAATTGCTGTGGGTTTATTCTTAAAAGAGAAATCTTTTTTAGATAAACCGTTAGCGGTATTTGATACTGTTATTAAAAGGTATCGTTGAGAAGAAAAGGAAGATTCTATAGCATTAATAGCTTTAATGAATACTTTCTTCGAACGTAAGTTCGGATGAGAATATTTAATTAAGTTTATTAATTATAGTAATCCGACTATTTCAAAAGGAAAAATGATGTTTACCAATTTTAATTTTACATTGGCTAAACAACATATCATTACACTTTTGAGAGGTCGTTTCTTACCTTTGCAAAAACCGAATACTGTATTAGAACATCTTTTTGATCATTGTGTGAAAGCTCTTTTAAGAACTCGATTACAACGTGCATGAAAGACTTATAATACGGTGTGGATCAATGGACAAGTGAGACGAACAGTTGATGCGATTTTAGGTATCCAGTTTTATGGATCACCTAAAAGCATTCAAGCATTCGAAAAAGATAAGAAATTGAATTTCTGTTCACCTTTAATACATAAAAACCATTTTAATGGTTCTCATATTATAAGTGGCGAAGATAGTTCTTTTTCTTATGAATGTGATGTTCTAACATTAAGATCTATTGTAGAATCATTAATCTTAG